ACGCTTTGGATTGCGTGAATTGGATTTGGTCTCTGATGATAGCTGCTTGAGCAATCGTCAATCCACCAACAACACCTGCGTATATTATTGGAATTGGTGGTGGTGCCTTTAGAGCCAATGCGTTCAACACAGCGTTTGCTCCTGTTGCTAATGCGGTTGCTAGTGAGAATTGTAGTTCTTGTATTCTTGCCTTTTTCTCAATCTCAAATCTTTCTTTAGCAAACTTTTTCTGAACTGCTAGTCTTTGAGCATCAATCTTTTTGTTTTCTTTTTCACTTATAGTATTTGCCTCACCAATAATAGCCAATGCGGTTTCTTGTTTGTATTGTAATTGTTCTAACAATAGTGAGTTCTGTGCGTTTATTAAAGTATTCATCTGACCTAAAATCTGATTAAAAACCTCTAATACAACATCAGCAATTTCTCTAATAGTTTTAAGAGTTTTGGTAAAACTTTCTTCAGTTTCTGTTGGTAATTGTTTTAATTTATTTTCTATCTCATTTAAGAGTTTGATAAATGGGTTGTTTTGTAATCCAAACTGATTGGCGAACTCTTCCCCAACAATTTTTAGATATGCTGATAGTTTTTCTAACTCCGCACGGGACTTACCTTCAATATCGTTGATACCTTCTTCTACCCCACCGAAAATTGCCATCACACCATCTTTACCAAACTTCGCAAGGTATTTGTCTGCGTTGTTGAATATGTCTGTGAATATGGTTGCGAACCCATCAGCATTTTGCTCAAAGTATTCTCTGACCCCTTGTAATGCTTCAGGTTTAATTGGAGCCTCAATTGCTTCTTTATTTGCCTTAATCTTCTCGGTATTCTTTTCAGCCTCATCACCAACTTTTCTTAAACCAATTACGAACTCACTACTGCCTTTAATTTGATTAGCAATTTCTTTGGTAATATTTCCTAATGATTTTAACTCTTCATTTAATGCGCTAATTCTTTCACCCGCTAATTTCTTTGTATTTTCATCACCTGTCTGTTCTAATTTTTTTTGTTCTTTAATTTCATCAAGTATCTTTGCTCGTCTTTCGTCAATCGTTAAATTATCACCACCAATCTTAAATGTCTTACTAACAGCAGCATTTATTTGATTTTCAATATCAACAATTCTTTGACCTGATACAGACCTATTCAATAATAGTTTAGCATATAGTTCTTCTATAGCACGAAGATTTTTTAAGTCCTCTTCTGATGCTAAAGGTGTGAATGAAACATTTTCCCCATTTTGTGTTATACCTTCATAAATCCCTTTGATTGCTGATGCTCTATCTTCAAGGGTCTTAAAGTAATCTATAAACGCTAATTTACTTTCCTCGTTTACATTTATTAGTTGTTCTGAAATACCAGGATATATTCTTTCAGCAAAATCAACAAAACTTTGGAAACCTGTAATTTCAGTTAAATCTAATTTACCACTCTTTAAGCTCTCATCAATAACCTTGAATAACTTATCATAACCATCTTTTAATGCTTCAGCCTCTTTTTCACTTGGAATAATCTTAAAGAAGGTTTCTTGTAATTCTTTAATAATCTTATTAGAACCTGATTGTAGTTTATCAGCAACACTCTGAAGATATGACGATTGTTCGTCAATTACCTGTTGTTGTTTTTCCAATATTTCTGATTGAACTTTTAGTTCTGTTTGTCCGTATTTTTGTAATGTAGTATTAAGTTGATTATACAAATCAATCTCATTTTGTATTGCGACAAGTTGTTTGTCTTGTGCTTGAGTATTCTTCTGTGTTGCTGTCGTATTACCATTAAGAGCTGTTGTTGCTGACTTAACGGCATCTGCCTCATCAATAAATGATAGAGCAACCTTCTTCTGAATATCTAATGTTTTTTGTGTGTTTGCTCTGTTGGCATTATCAACAGCCTCCAAAGTTTTATTGATTTGTATTGTGCCTTTAACGAAATCTTGTCTACCTGAAGCGTAGGCTTCTTGTAATGATTTTTGACGCTGAACTGCTCTTTCTTCAGCTGTCTGTTGAAGTTTTAACTCTTCTGTAAAAATCCTTGTAAGTTCATTAAGGGCTGCTCTTGAACGAGCCAACTTACTAACACTTTCAATAAGGTTATCATTAGCCTTCTTAATGTCTTCTAAACTTACCTTTTCCAAATCCTGATTTTTTAAGTAATCAGGGTATTGTTGTTGAATGGCTTTAATAGCTTTATTTCTATTATCTTTTGAGATGGTTTCTTTCTCGGTAAGAGCAATAAGGGGAATAACTTTTTTAAGTTCTTCGTCTCTAATCTCAAGACCCTCTTTTGTGATTTTACCAAGTTCATCTTCTTTTACTTTTAACTCATCAACCGCTAATGTTGTTTTCTTAACACCACTAGTAAAATAAGCATATGCTAAAGTTAGTGCTCCCAAAGCAGCAACAACTAAACCAATCGGATTAGCTGCCAGTGCCGCATTAAACGCTGTCTGAACCGCAGTTGCCGCTGTAGTGATTGCTGTTAAAGCCTTCTGTTTAATTGATGATAAAGTGATTTGGTTGTCCGCCAATTCCCTTTTGATTTGGAATATACCAAGTGCGGTATTCAACACTCCAAGAGCTTGTGCTTCTGCTCTTTGGACTGCTTCTAGATTTTCACTATTAGAAACGAAAATACCAATTACACCAGATAGGATTTGGAATGATGATATTAAAACACCGACAGATGCGTTGAGAGCATTAAATCTTTTTTCAGCCCCCAATCCTTCGGTTGCCTTATCAATATCATCAATCTTACTTCTTAATTTTTGTATGTTGGCAGTTGTCTCCTGAAACGCTTTACTACCAAAGTCCAAAGTTTTTAACTTTGCTTGTAGTGAAGTCAATTCTGTTTCTAACCCCTGTAGGTTTGAGATTACTTTTTCCTGACCTTCAGAAGTAATTTTAATACCAATCGCAATAGTTTTTTGAGCCATAATATATTAGCAGGTTGTAAAGTTTTGGAGTAATCCGTTCTCCGCTACTTGATAAATAGTTGGTTGCCCACTTTCCTTTAGTAGTATACCTTCAGAAACAGGGTTTGATGCTGATGTATCGTAATATACATTACAACCAGCTGAAAGAATACCGCAGTTAGAATACACCAATAAACTACCAGCAGTTTCATTACACATATTCAATATGTCGTTTGATGTGAATAGTGTGTATGAGAATGTTGAACCTGTCGGTGTTGGAATGGTTGGTTCAATTGCTTGTTGGTAAGTTGGGGGTATTAAACCTTCCTCAACAATATCATATGGTAATTTAATAAAATCACACTTTACCAAGTTCACATTCGTAATATCCGCATCGTTCATATTCAATAATCTCCACCAAGCGTTTTGGAAGTAGACCCTGTCGTTAAACTGAATATCATTTATTTCCGTTGGGGTGAGCTTAAATGTCCCCGAGAATATCTTTGTATCATCTGCGTATAACGGGTCAATCCTACTAGTCCAAAAATCGTTATACACATCGTTTATACTATAACCTACATAAGTGTCGTTTGCTGCCTGCCAGTAATCATACTGACTTCCAATATTCAAGTCAGAGAATATTGATGGGAAATATTCATACGCACTCAAGTGAGAAATCGCACCATACTTTGTATGTGGAGTTGAAGTAATCCCACTCAAGATGTAGATGTTTACAGGAGAACCTGAAATAGTTGCGTCCATCAAACCATTATAGAAACCTAATCTGATATCAGAACCTAACATCTGAAATTGAGCTTCTATTGTATCGGCACCCCTAATCCAAGTGTAGATGTGTGGGATTAGAATATTACTTTCTGTTTCCCCATCAAATGTGGCAATCGGTAAAGGTGCGAATGGTATTGTGATTGTCTCTTGTCCGCTGTGGAATGCTGTTGGACTGATGTATCTGAATGTTCCAAAGTTTTGGTTTCTACTCTGTCTGTTGATTACAGAATATCTATCATCACTATCTTTGTAAGTTATGATGTATTCTTTCTTTAACGAGTTGGTTGGGGATAAAACATACCCTTGTGATAAATCCAATTTTTGAGACCAGTTCCTATCAATTCCTTGAGAGTAATAAGTGTCCCATTTTTCAATCAAAAGGTTTCTATCACCCTTTGGTATTACCACCAAGTTAAACAACGACACGAGACCCTTAAAGAAATCCAAACAGGTTATTTCTGTTGGTAGGTTGTTTTGTATTAAGACATTATCTGATGCTGAAATAATTGGTGAAGTCCATAACTCCCAATAAGCCGAATTGATATACAATTCTGCGTCGGGGTCTCCACCTGTGTTTTGTCTTGAGTAGTATAAAGCAACCCTACGACCAGCAGGGATTGTTGCGTTTATGAAAACATCACCAACGATGGTCGGTGCCGATAAATTGAAAATGGTAATACCCTGTATCTGATTATAGATTGTTCCATCATCAACATCTTTAATGGCAACATTCAGATATGTGGCAGGGAGATATGAATATCTTACAGAGATATTAAATCCGAACTTGAACTTGTATGTTCCTGATACGGCTGTTGTAAAAAAGTGTCCTCTGTTTTGGAATGAAATAGAGGGGGAGAATATGTTGAGTGGGTCATTTAATTCTTGTCTAAAAATGAAACCCTTAAAGTAATTTGTATTGTAGTTTCCGTCAGCAAAATCTACATAATATCTATCATCTCTTACACTAAAGATATTGGCGTTTTCTGTAGCAGCACTTGAGGTAAATGCCCCCATCGTTTGTTGAGTTTTAGCCAGTGCGAATATACCCTCAAAATATGGACTATCAAAAAACGAACTATCATAGGTAAAATTAGCATAATCAAAGATTTGGTCTACAAGATATTTTACATTCACCCAAGGCGCAAATTGATTTACCGATAAAGGATTTCCACTATTGGTAAAACCTGATGCTCCTGTTTGGAAATAACTATAATACTGGTTTGTATCATAACCATAAAAACCGAGTGGGTATACGATTGTCCCTGTAATACCTGTGTAGTTCGCATATGAACCACCAGAGTAGTTCCAACTTTCTATGATATTATCGTAGGTTAAAGGGTGTGTTAAATCTATAAATGGTAAGTCAGTTAGTTTTCTATCCTGAATGGTATTAGCAAAGTCAGGTAATGATTGTGTTAAGAACAATTCATAAAACCCCCCGTTAAACGCAATACCAACTTGGGTCAATCTACTCTCACCTACAAACACATCAGCACCTGCGTATTTAACCACAGCGTTTACCACAACACTCTCATCAAAATTACTTCCATTCACATTATACACGGATTGAAAGAACTTGTTGTTCTTCTGTGAGAAGGGGACTTGGAAGGTCTTGGAGTATGTTGATATACGGGTTGTAAAGTCCTCAATATCCTCAAAGGTTTTATTGATGGATATGCTCATTTCTGAACCAGTATCTAACGAATACCAAACACTATCGGTGTTTGATTGAAGCCATAATTCTATCATATGTTATTCGTGGTTTTGTCTAATGGTATCGTAAGCCGATTTATACTCAATATTGATTTGGTATTTGTTGGAATTGATTTGGTAGTTTGGAACTACAACCTCTGTCTGTGTAATGACGATTGGCATTGGGACACCATCATCACCGATTAAATAAACAGAGGGGGATTGGAACAATTCCTCACTCAACCACAACATCTCTGATTGTGGCATATATGATGTATAGATTACACCTGATTGAGAAATGTTCTGTGCCCATACATTTCTTTTACTATTCCAACCATAGAACGATGTATCATTCCAACCCGTTGAATAAAGTTCAGGGGCTGATTGGTATATTTGTTTTTCAATACCATAACCAACATCTTCTTTTGCTCTAAAGTTGTAGCTGTCCCAAGTCCCAAATGAGTTCATAAAGTAAACCACTCTGTCCCCTCCACCAGGGCTACACTCTTCATCAACATAGAAGTAAAACTCTTCTGAAATTATAAGAGGTGCCAAACAAGTGTTTCCCGTGAAATTAGGACAAGGGAATGCTGATAATACCTCACTCTCACTATCAAAGATGTAAGGGTATACAAGTGGGACTAATCCACCACCACCATAAGATATAATCTTGTATGGTTCATATTGATAATTGAAATATTGATTAGGGAAGATTGTTTCACCTGTGTATGAGAAATACATTAGCTCACCATTACAAAGGTTCTCTGCGATGATTGGATTACCCGTAGAGAGTGGGAGTGGTGTTGGTGTAGGAGTGGGAGTGGGACAAGGTGTTGCCGCACAAACATCTAATAAAGTTTCATTCCAAAGAACTGAACTTGGGAAAGGATAATTAGCACAAAGAATAGTCGCAACTGATGGGGGGAAACTCTGTGTGATTTCATTTCCACAACAACCTGTGTAGGTAATTGATAAAACATAATCCACATTTGTTGCCACTCCATATTCTCTACAATCAGCAGAGAATGGTAAAGGACAAGTCCCCAATTCAACTACAGATAAACCACCAGCATCTACACTACCTTCACAAGCACAAACTATAACACTATCATCAGCGGGAACTGAACCTGTTTGTTCGGTGTAATCACAATCACGATAAGTGAATATAGCAGGAAAATCAGGGTCAGGATTTATTATTTCGTAAGTTATACAAACACACACATTACATTCGGTAATTGCTGTATAAGTCCAATCTCCTGGTGTCTCAAAACGAATAGAGTTCTGGCAAGCACAGAAGTTAGCAAAAGTTTCAGGTGCTAGTGAAATGGTTTCTGTTGTTCCACTACAACTCAAATACTCAAACTCTAATAAACTTTCTAATGATGGATTATAAACATCATAAGACCAACAAGAACACCCGTCAAACTCATCAATCTCGGGGTCTGGTGGAGTTGGAGTATCCAAAGTAGCCTCTAACTCTACCTTGTAGTATTTCGTTCCGTTAGGATAAACAATTCCGTGTTCGGTAATGTTTGGAACACCAACCCCCAAGTAGATTACTTGTTGCTCATAAAAGTCAGGTGGGTTAGTCCAAAAGTGGTCGTAGTAATTACAGAATGGACGACTTCCACAATTAGCCTCCACATTATAGGTTCTACCAGTATTGAGTAAATTATTATCTTCATCATAAAAACTAAACAACGCAGAATAAACCTGACGAGCTGGTAAATCAACTTCAACATCATAATAATTTAATGCCGCTAAAGTTGAGTAATCTGTTGTTCTAATCCATCGGGTTCTTGGTGAGTTGGTTAAGAACCTTGAGGTATATTGGGGGAATGTCCCTGTCTGTCCCGTCAAATAGAATGGGACAAAGTCATATTGTTTTCCTTGAAACCATTGCTTCGTTCCGTTGTAGGTATAACTTACATTACTCCTAACTGCTGGCACACCAACACTACCAAAACCATTATAACCAATTATCACACCCGTTGGAGTGGTGGCATATTCTTCACCAACCATAATGGAGTATCCCAACATATTGTTCTGTAAATAACCCCAAGCAGCCAAGTGAATTGAGGTGTCCCCACTACAACCTTTGTTCGCTAAATTGGAATTAGTGTAGTTCATTAAGATTGGGGATAAATCAATCTGACCCCAACCCTCTGATGATGGTGTTATTTTGAGTTGTGCTACTTGACCCTCATTTGTGAATACATCTACCACATAACGATATTTGTAATACGATGGGTCTGTGGCTGCTGTTGATATAAATTGAAAAACCAAGTTCGCATAAACTGGTTCTATTGAGTTTGGTTGTGCTAAAAATGTAATCATAGTCCGATGGCTATATTGTATGTTTCTCTTCCGATAAGATTTATTCTATCAAATATGTCTCCCAATTCTTCTCTTAAAACTGCGTCTACATATTCGGGTCTTTCCATTAAGTTATTCACATAATCGTATGTGTCGTTCATAAAGTCCTCCTGAAATAAAGCATAACCCGCATAACCCGCTTCTGATAGATTTTTTGATACTGCGTATGCTACAGATTTTGCTTCAGCAGCAGGGACTTTCATTTTGTTTATTACCCATAATTTAAGTTGTCCTTCAACAACTTTCTTGGGTAATGGCTTTCTTGGTTTTGAGCCAGTCCCAAATACATAATCAACACCATAGTCATTCATTAAAACGAATATTTCTCCGTCCTGAATTGTGTATGATACTGACTTGTATAATGAACCTTCTTGAAAATTGGAACTGAAGTTATACCTACCAGGTATTGCTATTGTTCTACCTTTCCAACTTGTTGACCTAGCCTTTGTTCTTCTTGGTGATTTGGTATACCTGTCCCTCTTGATTAGGATTTCTTCCCTAATCTTCTCAACCATAAACTTACCAACATCATTCAAGAAGTTTTCAATCATTACACCGATGTATAACAAAGATTTGGATTATCAGGTAAACAAGCTGTTTGTTCTGCTACGATGACGATGTTTGCTTCAACTCCTACCACTGCTTCCTTGAACCTGTCTATGAAGGGGGTAAATTGAACGGGTTGTTGAAGATAAAATCCACAATCTGTAAGTTGATTTGTGAAGAACGCATAGAAGTCATTTAAGATTTCGTGGCACAGAGACAAACTATCTAACTGGTTTGATTGTGCTTCCACCCCCACGAACTCATTTAACAAATCATAAATCATAATAGTCCAATTAAATGTTGTGTAAGTGTTATCTATACTACTTGGTTGTGGAACGCAGTGTATCGCAGGATATTCCGTAATGTAATCCTCCCTTGAGTAATCACTTAAATTACCCCAAGACCTTGTCTTCAATAACGGGTGTTGTATAGCGAATGCGTAGAATAATTGTATTTGGTCTGTATAAGTCATTATGTGATTGTGTTATTTTGTTTTTGCCGTTCTTTATTTGCTTTATTCAATCTATAAGATAAATACGATAATACCTCCATCAGATTTAATGCTAAAATAGGGGACACATTTAATATTGTATCTTGAGCACATAACATTAAAGATTGGTAATAGTAATCCACGACCGATTGGACTACTTCTTGTGGGGTTGATTTTGGTTCGCTTGGGGCTCTTTCTTCATTTTTGTCTCCATAGAGGATAGGGAACTTTTGGTAAGTTCCTGTGCGAAAATTGTTAAAAAAAAAAGCGCCGACAATACCGACCTGATTGGGAAGTCCATAAACTCCTCCATTCTTGACTGGCATTCCCCCAAGTCATATTCAATCAATTCTCTATCCTCACCAAACTTATCTGATGCTAGTGGTCTGTATAAGTGTGTTGCCAATAACACAACATCTATAGGTGAACGAGCCATAAACACCTCCAAGTTTATCCACTCACCATATGAAATCTGTGAGGGTATAATCAACCCGTAATTCTTTCCATTAAACTCTAATGTAAGTTCTAATGGTGATTTATCTAACTCTGCTCCCCAATCACTTCTTAAGACATTAGCAACAAACTTAACATCATTCATCGGTGCTTTGATGATGTCCTCTTTTCTTGCCCCTGTAAACATATGTATAATGTCTAAATCATTTACTTGGGGGTTTAACTCAAGTTCTTTATATTGTCTGATGGTTACTGGTTTAACCTCATATGTTTTTTTACCTAATACAATTTCCATTAGCCTTGTCCTCTTGATTGTTTTTTATAGTGTTTTGACCCCTTGTGATTTGAGCTCTTTGTTTTTGCGTGAATACCTGTTCTTGAGATTTTACGCTTCTCTTTTTTGGCAGAGACACTCTGACTTTTTTTCATAAAAATCTAATAATTGTTTTATTCCATCTGTGATTTTAACCCCTTTAATAAAGGAAAAATCTTTAATTCTTTTATGGGTTTCTTCATCAGTATAAATAATCTTGTAGTCATATTCATACTTCTTATTCCCCCCTCTTGAGTTTACTTTAATCTTCATATTCTTTCTATCATTTTATTAAACCACATATCAAGGTCGTAGTATCTTGACTTACTATCAACCTCCATATATTCACCTATTCCGTGATACTCACTCTTACCCCCACCAAACTCACCATAACCACTAACCTTACTTTTTGCTCTATGTCCCTTATTTGTTTTCATACCATCATTTAACAGGTCATCACATACCAAAAGATTTGGTGTGAACCTACCTTGTTTATCTAATTCATTTCCACTCTTTAACCCAAACAAACTGAACTCACCTGTTGCGTTTAATGAACCTGGTGTTGCTGACTTTATATCCCCCTCATCAACAAATGGTATCCTACAATCGTCCAACCACATTATCCCTTTAGCGTATCTCATAACTCCAACTTTGTCTGTGTGTCTTTTTCCATCTTAAAGAACTTTACCAATTCTTCCCTTGAGACAGATAATCTTTCTTCACATATATCAAAGTATTCTTTTTCCCTTTCAATACCGATGAATTGTCTGTTGATAAGTTTTGAGGCTATACCAGTTGTTCCACTACCTAGAAACGGGTCTAATACCCAATCACCTTCCCTTGTGAATAAGGTGATGATGTAGGACATCAGTTTAACTGGTTTGGTGGTGGGGTGAAAGTTCTTTTTTGGTTTAGTAATCCAGTCGGGTTCATCACATTTACAATCATCAGGTCTTAACATACTAACACCACATAAACTACAATATCTGTCTAAACCCTGTCCTTTTTGTCCTGTTGTTTTTTCTCCACTTGTAATACCAAAGTCCTTTTCCTTCTTTGCTGGTTTTGGCACCTGTATAAATGGATAAGTCATTTTGATATTATCAGGTAATGCCTCAAAGTTTAATACATTATCAATATAACTTTTTGAGCCGTGGGGTTTCATACCTATGATGATATGTTCCACAGCAGGTTTTGGTTGGAAGCCTAATTTACTACCCTCATATTTATCACCTAAATCAACACCTCTTTTATCAATCATTTTACTTGTGTCTGATGCTTTTGGGAAGCCAGTATGATAAGTCCAAAGTAATGGACTGAACGACATATCAAACCCCGCATCCTCTAATTTCTGTATCATACGATATAATAAATCACTACGGGGACTACTCATCACCGCAATAAATGAACCAGGTTTTAATACCCTATAACACTCCTCAAATATCTCTGTTGAAGGTAATGCCTTGTCCCACTCTTTACCCATAAAATGTAATCCATAACTGGGGTCTGTGGCTAATAAATCCACACTATCGTCTTTTAATTTTTTTAATACTTCAGCACTATCGCCGTTAAATAAATGTTGTTCCATTTTTTATACAAATGAATATTTTGGTTTTGGTTTATATGCCATCTGTGAAATCAGGTAGCGGCTACTATCTACTAGGTGGTCTTTGCCTGTGGGTTTTGATGTAATGTTTCCTGACCTGTCTTTAGACCATCTGTAGTTCTTAAACTCCTCAATCAGATTGGTTGATGTCTCGTCAATCTGTATCTTGTATTGTTTCATCAGGTTTATCCCAAACAGGACTGAACCAGCTTCTTTCTTAACAGGAATAATTTTTTTATACCCCCTCTTTCTTAATTCTTCCAACATACGAGGTTCTGAACTATCGGCAACAATATCAAAGGTTTTTTGTATTCCACCTTCATCTAACTTATACGCAATATCATCAACAAGTAATCCCTTCTCATAGAATACTTCCTTAAGGTATATGATGTTGTCTGCTTCGTTGATAAGTCCCCACACACACGCACACTCATCTTGAGAATAACCCCAATCCAAACCTACCCCTAACATCTTGGAATAACGGGGGGCTTCACTTACCACTTCCCAATTCACAAAGATGGTCTCTCTTGGTTTAATTCTTTTACCGAGAGCATAGACCTCATACATTTCAGGGTCAAGGTTCTTGAGGTTCTCAATTGCGTCCACAACCCTCTTCTCTAAAAAGGGGTTCTGTTTGTAGGTTGAAATAATAAGTTGTGCGTTCTCTTGGGTTTCAAGTTCATACCAATACCACCCGTCTAATGCTGTTGGGTTGTAGTCAGCAATGATAAAACCTGTCGTTCTCATATTGAGCTGTGTGAATGGTTCAAGTCCAACATTTGTAATCTCGTTGATGAATACAATATCCTGTTTCATTCCACGAAGTTTACCACCATCTTCGGCACCCAAGAAACGAATTAAACTACCATTATCAAACTTATAGACAACCTCACTCTTGTTGAAGTTATCAGGGTTATAAAATCCCATCTTATCCATCACATCAATAAAGTCAATCAGGACAGAGTTTCTAATTGAAACGAGGGTATCCCTTACAATCGTAATAGTTGTGTGTTTCTGTATTGCCTGAAGTATCAAATAGGTAATGATTTGATAGGTCTTCCCTGAACGAGATGAACCCCTCAAGGATATCAACCTCTTTCCTGACTTTACTGCCTCGTCAATTTTTAAGTATAATTCTGATGCTTCTACTACCATAAGTTCTATCCCCAGAGTTAAATAAATATATGGTTTAGGGATAAAAAGAAAACCCCACTTTTTAGGGTGGGGACAATAGGGAGCACTATTGTTTTTTATTTTGTGTTGAGGTATTCCTCAATTTTCTCAAACCTTTCTCCAAGTGCTGCGGAGTATCCATTCTCCACATAGTCAACAAGGACGACTGAAATTGAAACAAGTTCTTTTAGGGTGAGACATTTACCACAAGAATTAGCCCAATCTAATGTGAGTTTTAATTGTGATTGTGTTGCGATTTGTTTGTCTTTATTCTGTGCCATTTTATTATTTTTTTATTTTACCAGTCTTGTTTAATTGTTGCCGCTCCTTTTTCATTTTTAGTAATCTTCATAGGTGTTGCTTCACTCATAAGTTTTAAGAATACCTTATGTTGTTTCATAAGGTGTTTGTGAAAAGATTGGGTGTCTTCCTTGAAATACTTTCTAATCATTTCAATTCTGTCTCCACCAAAATAATCTACAAGTGTGTCGTAGATGCCGTCTATTGTTATTGTCTGTCCCATTTCGTTTTGTTTAATTGTTTCCATACCACAAATATAATACAAGATATTTAATCAGTCAAGTTCCTATAAGAACTTTTTTTAATATTTATCTGATAAATGTTGTTCGTAAGCCGAATACTCTTCTTCAAGTTGTCTCTCTCTCCATAACTCATATTGGTAGTCATCATCTTCCATATTGTTGTAATGAAACATAATCAATTCCTGTAAAGTCATTTCCTCAAATAATTCTTTAGTCCGTCCCATAGTATTAAGAGTTTCTGTATTCGTTGATGTAATTTTCTTTTGCTTGAAGTTTTTGAGCAACTTGTTCTTCAGTAGGTCTCAATTCAGGAAATGTCTTTCTAACATTTGTAATTGCCGCTGCTGTGGTATGTGATGATGGTATTTGTCCCGACAGGATATGTAGGAAAAAATCATCTAATGTAGTAATTCTGTGATGACTACATAATGCTTTACAAACCTCAACCCACAATAAATCATTTGATGCTCTTGTTTCAGGTTTGTGTCTTAAGATTGACGATACGATGTTTTCTATTTTCATAATTAAAATATAGTAATGATTTGTATTTAGTCAAGTTCCTATAAGAACATTATTTTTTTAATTCTTCGTCCCAATCACAGATGTCGTTGAATAGATTATCCAATTCATCGCTATACCAACCTACGCTTCCTTCTTCGTCAATTTCAGGGTTCTTTTCAAGAAAGTCCCCAAAGTCAAAATCACGATACATAGATGCCAACATTTTAATTTGTGGTTCGGTCAATTCAATAGTGTAGTTTTTCATAGTCGTAGTTTTTATAGTTGTTAAGTGTCTTACAAAATTACATTACAGGGGTCATACTGCCAAATCTTTTTCCATATTTTTTATTGTATTGTTGAATAAGACAATTTGTCTCACTAACAATCATATCGTAGGTATAACCAAATTGGTTAGTCCAACGCTCAATAACTACAGAATTGTTATTGTTGAAATGTTTGATTACACAAGCCATTTCAGTAATTTCTCTTGATAAGATTTTTTTGTTTGTTTCCATACCACAAAGAAACGGCAAATAAGTCAAACTACAAAAAGAAATTGAAAAAATCTTCTACATCTTGGTTGTTCTTAATAACCTTACCATTCATATCAGCCACGAATGCCTCGTTATAGGTGAACCCGAAATAACCCTTCTCGTTTGATATAGTCCATTCATTTGGACTTGGGGTATGGATATTAAGGTTGAGTTCTTTTGACTTCTCTAAAAGGGATTTAATGATTGATTGGTGTATCTCTTTCTTTTGATTGTCTCTTTTACGGAAGTAGTCAGCCATTTCATAAATCTGCTGTTGAGACATAATAAGAACGATGTTATCTGGTTCAGGTTTTACTCTACCTTGAACTTCCATACCTACGAAACAATATTGGCTGTCGTCAGGTAGTTGTAGGGTATGAACCTCGTTCACCCCCAAGAAAATGTTTTGTTGTGCTATAGACATAATTTTAAGTTTTTAGATTTACGACAAAGATAAGAAGAACATTGCTAATGACCGACAGGTTTTCTGAAAAAAAGTTTTTTTCTTTGGGACAGGTCTTTGTATGGTTGTATCAAAGATTACTTCCATATTGTTTTGAGGGTATAGGATAGGTCTTACACTATCTTTCATAGTGAAGCTTCTAATCTCATCGTTCCATCTTTTTCCGTTCCTTATACGACAAATATGCTGTGTTGATACATTATACAATCTAGCAATCTCTTTGTTAGTTAGTTGTGTTGTGTTAAACAGATGTTTCATTTCTTTAACATCTTCTTCGGTAAGTTTGTAAGCGCCAATCAATTTAGTTTCCTCCTTCTTCTTTTCTTGTTAGAGAACTCTTGGGCTTATTACAATCACAATCACTTATTTGGGCATCGTATGCGTATTCAGGTTGATTGATGGTTGTTGTTCCGTAATGGAAACTTTCTCCACTTTCCCATAAGTCATCAAAGATTGTTTCAATGCTCTCACCTTCATCAATTCTTTCTTGGAATGGTGCCCATTCATTATCTTCTAAAACCACAGAAATCTCTTGAGTGGCAAAGGGTCTAACATAAAATGTAATGTTCTTCATATTTTTGATTTAATATAAATATAGGAACATTTATAAAATAAAAAAGGGGGGACTAAAAAAATCCCCCCTACGAAACTACCCAATCTGATGCCCTGTTAGGAAAATGGCGAGAACCTAACTTTCAGGACTTGGCGTAGCAGCTGGGTAATTATCAGGCAATATAATCTTTACCTCAATAGTATCAAGACCTTTATGGTTGATGTCTATTGAGTGTTTAACCTTATAGTCAGGGTGCCTATTCTTTAAGAAAAATTGGAGGAGGTTTGGATTTTCGGCAATTGATTGTTTGAGTATCTCCTCTGCCATTTCTAGCTCAATATTGAAATACTCATTTATTGCTTCCTTAAACTCCTCATCGTATTTCTTCCATCGGTAATACGACTTTTCAGCACACCCACATAGTTGGGTTGATTGCCTTACTGACTTACCTTCAGCTAATTTATTAAGCAGACACTGCTGTTTTTGTTTTGTAGTGTGTCTGTTCTTATCTTCCCTTGAGTAGATATAGGTTTTTTTAATTGGTTTGTTTTGCTCTTCCATACAAATCAATTCTATCTTGTGGGGTAGTTGGGGATTGACCCAATTTATTCATAATGAAATTATCTATCAATTTAATTTCAGACAATGCTAATCTATTGAAACCCACTACTTGAATGCGTTTATCAACTTTTTCTAATGGTGATAACTTACAACCACAACCCATATTATTCTTCTCCTTTATTTTTTTTTATGTCTCCTATTCTTCTGTGAACCCCCCAAATGAGTTCGTTGAAATAATAAGATAATTCGTATTGTTCTTCTTCAGCCAGTTCTTTAACCCTTAACTCATATTTCCATAGAGTTTCATTCAATAATTTGGAAGTTTTCTCACCAGTAACTTTAGACAATTTCTGGCAATTCTCAATAACATTATCTACACCCCATTCAATAAGAGCAATCCTATCTTCTGTTGGAATGTTAAACAACTCCTTTATTTCTACTTCTTCCATATTAAAGTTTCTCATCGTTCCATTTGTTTTCTGAAGTTTGATAACTCTTTAGACATCTTATCAATTTGTTTTTCGTAGTCATCAATTTTATTCTTGAGTTCTCTGATTTCAATTTTCAGGTCATTTATCGTTGTTGAATAAACCCCCAATATCTCTTTAACATTTTCTATAACAATCTTGTCCGTCTCTGCGTTGTTTTTCCTTGAACCAAACCAGTATCCCAAGAATGTTGTAATTAGGGTAATCAATCCCGTTAACATTATATCCATATAGTTAAATATCTTTGTTGTGTTGTTTTAGTCTGGTTTGGAACCAGTCATCACTATCTTTGTATTTGTAAAACCCTATTTCAGTTAAAATCCTTTTTACCTCTTCAGCCTCATTATCCATAGTTTTCTTATGTGATATTTTTGACCTACAAGACGAACACATTAAACAATTACCATAGGCATCAATATAATTTACACACCCTCTAAACTTATTCTTTGGAAGCCATAACTCGCAATTGTGGCATTCGTATTCCCACTCTCCGTTGGGGTCTACTCTCTTTCTTCTTACTAATAAATAATCAGGTTGTTCTTCCATAGGTTAAAAAGGGGGAGTAGTAAAAAAAAATATGCCAAGAAATCTTAATGGGAAAAGATTAAAGTAAAACTTACTCCCCCTTGAATTATAAATATAATATAAAACAAAAAAACCCTAACTAGTATTAGTTAAGGTTTCTTTTTTTATTACTACTAGTTTACGGACTTAAGTAATAATATCTTTTATAAATTATAATCTTTTTGCTTATCTAGTAAATTGTATCTTATAAGCCAGTAAAAATATATTAGTGGATTTAAGGAAGGTGATAAGTCCGCTCTAGATGCTAGTGCTAGAAGCACTTAATCAATCTAGAACCTTATCACTTTCTCAAAGAACTACTAGTGTCTTTTGAGGTTGAAGGGTATAAGTCCGTTGAATTACCTTCAAGTGAGTTAGAGTATTTCAACCCTAACATCAATAAATATATCAAATCAAAAATTAGTTTCAATACCCTTACAAAAAAAATATGAAAATAATATTTATTATAGGAACTTGACTGATGTTCCTAAATATACTATAATTAAAATATGCCACAAATCAAACTATCATTTACACAGGTAAGAAATATTAAGAAACTTCTATTACAAGGGAGTTTAACTCACGCACAGATTGCCAAGAGATATGGTGTCTCAAGAGGACATATAACTAAAATAGGGATTGGAATGAAAGACCCAAGTAAAGATTACGGAAAATGGAAAACTCTTGAACTTATAGAGAAACCACTTGACGATAAAGATTAAGTTTTTTATATTTTTGTAGAGTTAGTTTATTACTTGTTCCATAATAATATACAACACAGAAAGACCCCGTAGAAATATGGGGTTTTTTTATTTCTTCTTTTCTTCCTTAAAAGGTTGTGAGATTGCCACTCTCATTTGTTCTGCGTGATTACCACAGATATTCATTCTGTCCTTGGCACTTGGAACTGCTGATACCATTTTTCTTTGAGCAGAACAACGGGACATATAACCGATTAGGCTTTCACCTCTTTTGTAGATAGGTAAATAATCATTCATAATCTTAATACCAGCAATGATTATTCCAACTATATCTTAATCTTCTACCCAATACCAATCCACCATTTCTAAACTTTTCACGGGGGTCAGCAGGTTGAAGTCCATTTGTAATCATATAGGTATAGAATGGCTGGTAGAGGTTCTGGTTCCAATACAACCAATCATTTGCTCTTTGTGAGTAGTAAGTAGCCAAATCTTCCATTTGGTTCTTTAGAGTTCTCCAAACTGCTAAATCTACAGGGACACTAAACTCTGTGTTTTCTTGTTGTAATCCTTTGTTAGCATACTTTGCTAACAAGTTATTGGTAAGATAAACACCCGTCCAATACAACACAACATTCTGTAAGTATTGGTCTAATACAAACTTCCAATCCTCATATTGAGGTAATAGAATATCTCCGTTGGTAATCAACTCATTCATTCTATCAAACATTCTATCACCGACTAAATCACGAGCGTTGATTAGGTGAGCTTGGTTTAATGCTGGTATGATATTACCAGTTAGTAATGAGTAATCAATAGGGAGGTTTTCCCTTACGAAACTCTCGTCAATATAATAAACATATGCCATTACGCAGCGAAATTAGGAACTACAAGTTTATTCACAATTTTAACAGGTCTGTCGTATTTTATTGCTAATACATTCTCAAGAGCGACATTTATCTTTCTCAAGGCTGGTTCAATAACCATAGCCAACATATGTTTTGTGGCAACCACCAACTCATCTGCGTTCTGACTAAATGGATTACTTCCAAAAGTTTGGATGCCCAATAATAAGGGCGACGAGATTTGGTTTGATGTTAGGATACTTTGGATACACATTTGTAATACCTCTGTGTAGAAAGTATCGTTTGCTTGGTTTGAGATGGTTTGGATTTCAGGTCTCTCTTCTGCCGTATTGGAGAATGCTAACATTACTTTCTGTCCGTTCTTACCTTGATATGACCTGATTAGCTCATCGTAGACACTTTCTTTTTCTTCAGGGGTAGGGTCGCCTATCAAAGACACAAATAAGTTCGGCATAAGAGATGTGGCAATGTTTCGTTTGTGCCAGTCAAATACCTCGGCTTCTAACACCGCAGCGTTTATACCCGCTTGATAAGGGGTTACTGGATAGTGTTTGTTGTCTGATGGTGTGTATTGTTTCCAATAGTAGAGTTGTCTAGCCTCACCTCTCTTGGTTAAATCCAATCCGTGAAACTTGGTAATCTTCTTGTTTTGGACTGGCAACTGCCAGTATTCAGAGTAGTAAAACCAATCCATTTCTCTATCGTGTTCGTCATAATCTTTCTTACCAACACGGATATTTTGGAAAGGAATATGGTAGATACTTTCAATACCAGTCCCCTCCCTATTGGGTATACATTCAAGGCTCCAACCTCCAAAAGTCCAAAAATCGTATAATAATTTATAATATAATTCGTTGAGGTTCTCATAACGATTTATCATAGGGTTTCCAATACCCTCAATTTCTACTCCCTCACCCATACTCATATTCACTTTACTATCAATACAAACTGATAATACAGGTGAGCTCTCCTTGATTTGTAATAGGAATTGTGGATAATCGTTATTCACATTTCCCCAAGATACCCAAGGCTTATTTTTTGTTTCAATCTCCATATTCTCACGCACATCAATTCTGTTGATGCGGTAATCAATAGTGAAGGTCTTGAAGTTTAGGTCTTGTGATTTATCCATATTCATATTCATAAATAGTTAAATTATCTTATTGTGTGTAAAATGAAACCAGGCATTCCAGCTGATGTTGTTGAAACCAAAGTCGCACTATCACTACCAGCCCAAGTTGTCGGGAAACTTGAAATTGAATATATGTTATTTCCAATTGCTGTCGCTGTTGTTGCCGCACTATTAAATGGTGAGATATATTGAGTTCCAGCGTTGTTTAATACAAAACCATTATTCCACATTAAAACACCATTACTAAAATAAAAACCCGCATTTATAGCCATTTGCCCAAAACGAGAAACGGGAGTTGATGCGGCAGTAATTTTAATAACAATAAAATAGAAGCCAGGCCCAGTTCCACTAAACGATAGTGGTGATGAGAATGTCCCCGTCTTAAATCCCGTTGATGCTGCTGAAATGTTTATCGTATCACTCAATTTTTGATATGGGATATATCCGTATGTGTCGTTGTATTGTGCGTTATAGAACGCAACATCAACACTTTCACCCGCTCCCAAAGTCAAGCAGTTCATAGTAAATGCTGAATAGGAGTATAAACCATTATCATAAAAGAATGATGATATTAAAACATTCTGTGATGCTGCTGGCGGTGTTGTCGTTCCTCCAATACCACTACCATAATATTTGGCTGCCGCTGGTCTATAAACATTAAAAAGGTTAGAACCCTCAAATCTGTTTTCTGCGATTAGGACACCCGTGTCGTTTCCAAGACCATCTTGAAGTGCTTGAGTTGTCTGTGTAATACCCGTAGTAGCTGTCTCTAAATTAAGGACGCCAGGATATGATGTGTTGATTGGTAATGGTGCTAGATTTGCCATCTGTATATTTGTTATTCTATAATTATCGGCTCAACCCATTCAATTAAAGGTAAGTTTTTTACCCATTCATTTTGGGGGTATATTGACCCATTTATTTCTTCTTGGGATATAATCCAATTAGAAGGTATGTTTCCGTCTAAAACGGGATAGAAATACCAATCGGGTTGAACTAATTGTCCCTCCAAATCGGTCTTCTGTAATTCTGTAAGTTTTCCAACTAATATCATAATCTGCCGAGTGCTGTATTAAAGTTAGTAATGATTGTGTTTAATGTAGATACTTGAGCGTTTGTGAATGGGTCAGTAGTAATCATAAACCAGTTGTAATGTCTTGTAGTTGGACTACCACCTACATTTCTAGCTCTCATTACATACATACTTAATGTTGTTCCACCACCAGCGGCTATTACTTCAGTTCCTAATACCGAACCATTACCATAACCTCTAACATCGCTAACATCTAATCTTTGTAGGAAGTTAAATCCAACTGCGGTAGGATTAGAATAACCAAAAATTACTCCACTAGTATCGTCTTGAATAGTGCCCAACATATTACCACCACTATTACCTCTTGAGTTCATATATGTTCTACGACCAGGGCTTGTAGTTTGTGCTCCCATATCATAACGATTATCAGCGTTTGATGGATTGTTTCTTGAATACACACCAAGACCCGTAAGTCCTCCCGCACCATCAACACTTTCAACCCAACTAGTATCACCAAATCCGTTTATACCATTACTTTCAACTTGTGATGAACTGAATGTAATACCACCCGCCCAAGTGATATTAAATGTGCCAGGGTTCTTTGCGTTTATTGCGGTTGATGCTGATGTTCCACCCAATATTGGATATAACACACCAAACTTACTCCACAAACTATTATCCTTCAATTCTGCGAACATAGAATATGTTGCCGCTGAAATACTTGGACTTAATGTTCCTCCCGCAGCAACCACCGCATTTAAGTAAGTTGTAGCATCACTATCAGGTGAAGAACTACAACCATTAAATCCTGCTCCTTGAGGGAAACCACCAACAATATACCAAGTTGCGTAATTACCTACCGACATTTGATTTGAGTAGTAAGCCGTTGGAACGGGGATTGTAAGTGCTGGGTCTAAATAAACTTGTTGTGATGTAGTTAAACAAGCCCAACAAGTAAGTCCCCCACTAATACAACCACCACAATTACCTAAATCAGCGGCATAAACATTAAAGTATGGTGCTATTTCACAAGCGTCATCTTGAGTTGATGCTGATGAAACCAAGAAGGTTAAAGGTGGTAATGGACTTGCCGATGGAGTTGGGGTCATCGTAGGTGTCTCCGTTGGTGTATTCGTAGGTGTATTCGTAGGAGTTAAAGTATTCGTAGGAGTTAAAGTAGGAGTTGGGGTAGTAGTTGGAGTAGTCGTAGGAGTTGGGGTCTTGGTCTGTGTAGGCGTTGGGGTAGGACTAAATGGAGGGACTGGTTGGCAATCACTCCAAGTATTACTATTTGACGACCATACTTCAGTAATAGCAGACCACGAACAATCAAATCCTGGCGCTGGAGTTGTAGTTGGCGTAGGTGTTGGCGTTGGTGAAGGACAACTACCACCAGCAACTGCCGAACCACCGCCGTCCCAAGACATAGTATTATCTTTAGCACAAACTTGTCCTATACTTGAACCACTCAAATAAGTGCTTCCCGATATACCATCACAATCAATATAATAAAAATTAGAACCACTACCACCAGCAATTAGGTTATACAATATACACGCCCCACTTGTTGCTGATGGAGTTGGGGTCATCGTAGGACTTTCCGTTGGTGTAGGTGTTAAACTCTCGGTAGGAGTTGGGGTCTGTGTATTAGTTGGAGTTAAAGTAGGAGTTGTTGTCGGAGTGCTTGAAGGGCTCACACTAATACTTGGAGTATTTGTTGGAGTTAAAGTAGGAGTTGTTGTTGCTGTTTGAGTTGGAGTTTGAGTGTTGGTAGGAGTAATCGTAGGAGTAGGAGTTAAACTCTCGGTAGGAGTATTCGTAGGAGTTGTTGTTGTGGTTTGAGTAGGAGTAATACTTGGGGTAATACTTGGGGTAGGCGTAGGACTAACACTCTCCGTAGGTGTAGTCGTTGGGGTAATACTTGGAGTAATACTTGGAGTATTCGTAGGAGTATAGGTCGGCGTTTGTGTTGGACTTTCCGTTGGGGTATTTGTTGGAGTTAAAGTAGGAGTTTGTGTGGTTGTAGGCGTTGGAGTAGAACTCGCACCAGGACTACCACTTGGACTTGGAGTAATCGTGTTTGTAGGAGTTATGGAAGGAGTTTGTGTGGTTGTTGGTGTCGTTGTATTGGTAGGAGTAATTGAAGGTGTTAGAGACGATGTAGGAGTATTCGTTGGAGTTGTGGTAGGAGTTTGAGTTGGCGTAGTTGTAGGCGTAATTGTTGATGTCGGTGTCTTGGTTGGACTTACCGATGGAGTAATACTTGGGGTATTTGTAGGTGTTGAAGTTGGGGTTTTAGTCGGTGTAGGTGTGCTTGTCTTGGTTGGGGTCGGGCTTGGAGTTATAGATGTTGTAGGTTGTGGTGTGGCAGAAACATTATAGTAAATTACATTATTAGCAGTATTTGCTGTGTTTCCTGTGTAGTATTCCAAGTTTTCATCAACAAAAATAAATCCTAATGATGAAACCAATTTATCATAGGTAAGATTTACATTTAAGTTTGTTGGTGATGCTTGTTCGTAAACACCAATCCAATATTGGTTCTCGTTTTTGAGGTGTAAGTTTACAGGTGTTCCCGCACTAAAAATATAATTTGTCGCACCACTCAAGAATGTATTGAACGAAAATACATCATACTTTGACGCATAAGCTGATGGGTAAGTTGAACTAACATTTTCAGGAATAAAAGTATAGCTCTCCTTACTCTGTGAGTTTTGTAATCTCCAAAGATAAGTTGGATTTGCTAATGTCTTAAACTCACTAGCCAAGACAAAAAGGTTGTTCGTTGCGTTTTGTTGAATGTATAACATATTATGCGTTTGTATTTCTACCTAAAGTTGATTGGAATACTAATACAGCATTATAGTAATCGGTTGCTTGAGTATCAGTTATACCAAGACCAAAACTAAAGAATGCGTATCTTTCACCTGATGGGAAACCTGAACCATTAACTTTCGCAATCGTTATAGTATTTGATGGGTATGTTGTTGGTGCTGTTGTGTTTGTTCCTCCTGAACCCCAAGCACCACCATCTAATGAACGGAATACTTTTGTAAGATTTGACGCAGTCCTTGTTCCTAAAGCTGCTCCATAACTAGTAAATGTTCCAGCGGCACTTACTACCGCATTACTACTAAAGAACTCAACAGCAGGGTGTCCTAATATGAAATATGGGCTAGGTCCAGCACCATCATAAGTTGATGCTCCACAAGACCCAACTCTGTTATAATAACCGAACATATGATTACTAGTTGGGTTAAGACTGGTTGCGGCATATTGAGTATCTGCGTAGTTAGCAACATTACAAACTGGTTGAGCACCCTTATTGTTATGAACCCAAGAACCATTAAATGTTAAAGTTTGAGCACCACCAGGGTTTTTACCTTCAACTGCGTGTGAGTTTTGTGTTCCACCCAGTATTGGATAGAATGCTGTTAGTCGTGAATAAACACCTGCCGATTTAAGTGAGCCGTATAAAGTATTTGTTGCTGCGGACATCGTAGCATCTACACTACCTCCTTGAGCAATTACTTGAGCCAAATAAGCCGCAGCATCAGCGTCAAAAGCAGGGCCTGGACTTGCCGATGGAGTTGGGGTATTAGTTGGAGTTCTTGTTAAAGTAGGAGTAATACTCGGTGTAATACTTGGGGTAATACTTGGAGTAATAGACGGCGTTTGAGTTGGAGTTTTTGTTAAAGTAGGAGTGATACTCGGGGTAATACTTGGAGTAATACTTGGGGTAATAGTCGGAGTTGGTGTCTGTGTTGGTGTTTTTGTTGGAGTAATCGTTGGCGTTGGTGATGGGCTTGGTGGTGGTGGTGTCGCACCAAAAATGTTGGGAACTAAACCCCCATAGTTAAACACATATTGACCCTGAAAAAGAGTTCTCTGTAAGGATTTTTGGATTTCAGCCATCTATAATTCTTTTATGTAAATCTTCTATAATTTTATCCACATCAACATCTATACGACCTTTTTGTGTTGGTATAATATATTTTTTTGTAAGAATTAAACTTGTATCCTTGTAAAACTCTACATCAATAAATAGTTCATTAGTCCATAAATCTAAAGTCAGTAGAGTAAGTTTATATCTATCGCAATAAACATAAACATTTGCTCTACGAACACGGACTTTTTTGTTGACCTCTAAATCCATATAATCAAAAAAAAGGGGGGAATAGTCCCCCCTCTCTTATGTTGATTAGTGTTTTTTATTCTCTATCAAGACCGATGTTAGAATTAGCAGCCAACCAAGCGGTCAAAGTTTGACCTGGTGCTACATCAATTTGTGGAACTGAAATAGTTTCATTTGATGTAAGAGTGATAGTGTATAATTGACTATCGCCAGGTAAAGAACCTGAAGCCACAGAAGCACTTTCAATAAACATACCTGAAGGTGATGCCAAGAAATACTTACCTGTCTTTAGTTTAACTATGAAAATACTGGCAGTATTTTTCACAATTTCTTGATACAAATTAGTAGCTGATTGATTTAGACCTGGTATGGTAAAAATAAGTTGTGTGTTAAATGTGAAACCCAAACTTTCCAAGTTGATAGAAGTTGCTTCATTCAGAGCAGCGCTTGAATTACGCACAATATCAATTTTAGCGAACTCGTTTCCTGTAGTTGATGCGGTTAAACCAATAACCTCACCCGTTCCAGAGTATGCGATAGTTTCCAAATTACAGGTAGTTCCAGTGCCAGGTGTAAGGACATACAGGCTATCTAAACCTGGTATGTTATTGACGCACGACTGGAGCTCTAACCCATTGGTAATACAGCAGTTATATGTAGATGAACTCATAGTAATTTTAATTTAATATTAGATTGTTTATGTTTAAGATGCGTAAACTACTTGAGAACCGAATGCTACAGCAGCACCCAACTTCATTGCTAATTTCATACGAACCTGTTGGAAGTCATTAGACCACCAAGAAATTGGTGATGTAATATCAGACAATAAATCTGTTCCATACATTAAGTTTTCAGGGTTAGTCAATACCATATGACCCGCTGCGATTTCACAAGAAATAGCCATCGTGTTAGTGAATGGGATTTGGATAACCATTTGTCCGTTCTGTAAAGTAACTGGATTGAAGTTAAACAAGTTTTGGTCTCTCAAAGCCAACTGAAGTGCTTGGAAATCAGAGTGAGTAAGAGCCATAATAGTTGGAACAACTTTCAATGGGTCAGGAAGGTCTAACAAGTAAGCGTTAGTGATAGCGATTGCGTTAGAAGGAGTAAGTGCGGTATAACCAACATTTACTACACTACCTGAAATAGCAGCACTTTCCAATTGCTCTAATACACCACTACAACCTTCTACTGCTTGAGTAGAGTTCCAGAAGCGTCTTGAAGCATAAACATTAGCCTTTTTAGAGATGTCTGCGATGAAAGCTTCTTCAGTAGCAGCACCTACGCTCTCGTTGTAAGAACCAGGAGCCAATCTGATAGACATAATTGTTCTATCCAAATCAGCAGGACACCAAGATTTTTCAATCACATACTGGCAGACACGAAGTTCTACTTCAGACATAGCAATAGTTCCGCCCGTGAACGAACAACCATTACCAGGGTATGCGATGGTATCAATATCACCCGTCTCAAAAACAGGGATAAGTTCACCAAACTTTATGTTAGGGATTACTTTATACATTTGTGCCTCAATAGTATCCATAACGATTTTGTGTAATAACAAATCTGCGTTAGCGTTGAGGTAGTCAGACATCGCAGTTGTATCAAAGTCAAAATTAAACTTTTTCATAATTGTAATTTATTTTTATTTTATTTTTTTAGGTTTTCTTTCATCTCTCTCAACAGCTCATATCTGTGGTCTGTGAAATTAGATGAAACTAATTTATCCTCTTTTAGAGGTTGATAAGCTGAAGAAGCCTTGAAACCTTCATAATCTTTTTTCAGTTTCTTCATTTCTTCACTCAACATTTTTAATTCTTCTACGACTGGTGTAAGAGCGTCTACTAACGCAGATACAACATCGGGGGTCATAACATCAACAACCTCATCTTTGATTTCAACAGGGACTTCAGCTGCTTCAATAACAACTTCAACTTTTTCTTCGGTTTCTCCCCCGTTTATTTCTGTGAGTTTTCCTTCGGTATCAGTAATGAATACTCTACCATCAAGGAGTTTGTGTGTGCCACTACCTACAATCGTGTAAGTCCCGTCTTCGTTTTTTAAGGAAACAACATCACCCACTTGAAAATCTCCTTCGGTTTGATTGGAAATAACCAATCCACCTTCTAATTCAACTTCCTCAAATGAGTATAATGAGTTAAACTTAAAACCAACCAAGTCAGCGACTTTTCTTAAGATTTCAATATTTTTCATAGTGTAATTTTTATTTATTGTTTATTAGTAAATAGTGTGAAAAAATCACAACTCTTTTTTTATTTTGTTTAACATCTCTGTAAAGAGGTTCATAACATTTTCTGCCTCAAATCCATCAACAGCTTCTTTGTGGGTTTTACAAGGAAACCAGCCATACTCTTCCATAAAATGTATACCCTCACAACCAATTTTCAAGCCTGCCTGAGCTGCTTGTGCTGGATAGGGGTAATATGGTGCTCCATCGTGAATACCCATTTGAGCCATATTCTCACTACGGATTTTTCCACATACCTTGGCAGCAATTTCTTTACTACCATATCTTTTAGTTTGGTCTGAAATACACTTGTCCCAATCGTAAGGCTTAAAGTTTTCCACAGCCTTTGTATCCAAATCCTTTTTATCGGGGTCTAAATAATCACCCATTCCTTTAGTATTTATTTCCATTTCTTTCTTTGCTTTAATTGGAACGCAATTTGGCACTTCTCTACCATCAACGATTTTAGTTCCGATTGGTTCGTATCCTTCCCAACAAGTCCCTTCAGGGAAGTTAAACTTCTTACTCCAATATGAATAACACACAGCCAGTCTTTGCTCGTCATTATCATATTCAGCAATCATTTTATCTGATGACGCACAACGAGCAATAAACTCACTCTCGTCTTCACCTGGTCTTGGGTCTACAAAACTTTCCTTAACATCAAAAAAGTTGAATGGTATTTCTTGGAACATTCCTTCCAAACTTACCCCTTGTGTTTTATTACTCAATACAAAGTCCTCAAACATTCTCTTGTCCTTGAAGTGTATTGTAGTCATCCAGGTTCCTGGCTCAAAAGTTCTACCAAATAACTCAAACGACTTATCTTTTTCAGGGTCATCACCAACCAACCAGTTCTCGTATGTATACACATCATCAGGTGAGAATATCATACCTGAATGCTCAAGGTTTACAACCCCACCTTTACCTTGTTTCTGTCTTGAAAACTTCAACAACATTTTACGGATTGTCTCTCTACTCATAAACACAAAATAGGGGGAATTGGTTTCCGCATCATAACGATAAATCTTCTGATTTGGTTGGAATACAACAGCGGTAATATCACCCTTCATTTCGTTTGATGAGAACGCAACATTCATCTCTGTTCCCTTCTTAATCTCCTTCTCTAACCAGTTCATAGTTTGGTCGTAAGTTGATGGAGTAAAACCCCAACTCAACATCATCAAATAACCACAACCTTCTTCAATAGATTTAGAACTTTCATAATCTACTTTATGTCTTGCTCCATAGGAATACATACGGGTCAAAACTTCAAGGGAATGCTCCTGACCTGGTCGTGCCAAATCGTGAGACCTTTGTTTACCCACATCAGTTCCACAATCACCCCAACCATTTTGTTCTGCGTAGTCCACAGCTCTTTGCGCTGCTTCTCTGATGTAATCAGGAACTTTAGCGAAACTATGTCTCACCTTAAACTTATCCATAACATCACCAGTTCCCTCAAAGTATTCAGGGTAAATGTCCGCAGCACACCAACCTTCAACACATTCACCTTCAGGTATTGGGTAAATGTCTCCAGGTTCTCCGTATCCATAGTCATAACACAATTTTACTTTGGTAAGTGTTTGTGTTGTTGGTTCAGCAAGCATTGCTCCAAATCTTGTAGGGTATACAAATACACCCATATGAAAAGCAATTGGAGCTGTTGAGTTTTGTTTTGAGAATGTTGCCGAGACTGGCGGTATTACACTCCACTCTGATACAAATGGTCTACCAATCATTTCAACTCTCTCACCTTTAGCAATTGCTGGTTGAACCTTGTTAGGAATTGATGCTAATACATCATTAAAGTTCTGTCCCTGTTTGATTGGGAAGTCAATTTGTTGCCACTTATGACGACAATATTTACCCCCCTTAAAATCAAAGAAATCCACACTTGGTGCGGTTCTTGGACGAAAAACCAAACGGAAACTATCTGATGACGAAGTAAGTTGTTGAGAGATACTCATTAGGTCTGATTTGGAATATACACGACCATTCAATATCATCTTACGACATAATGCTCTTGAAGTGCTTTTTAGTGGAGCCCCTAATGTCGTATCAACAACATAGATGTATCTTGATATGTAAGTCCCTTCAGGATTATCACCAAAACTTAATTGGTTTGGGTTTGATGTAATTGGGGGAACTGATACAGGACGGGCAAAGTCCTCTTTGGTAAGTTCAATTTCTACATCTGTTCTCTCTGCCTCAAAGAACATTTTTGCGTCGGGAACTAACCCACCCAAATTAAGATTATCAATTTGTTCTTTGGAAAAGTCCCCACCTTCAACAGAACAAGTATGGGGTTTGGTATCGTTGAATACCTCCCAAGCGATTTCTGTCGCTGGTGTTTTAACCAAAGACAAATATTCTACACCAGACATTTCGTCATCTTCGTCAATCGTAAGCTCAAATATTTTCATAGTATTAAATTACAACCTAGCTAGTTGTGTAATTTTTTGATTTAGTTTAGTTGTATCTTGTATGTCGTTATACAATACATATGCTTTAAGAGGTTGTTTGTTGCCAGTATTTTGTGAAGCAATTGCTTGGACTATTCTACTATCATCAATCGTCAGGGCTCTGCCGCCAGTGCTATTATTTATTGACGATATAACATCTCCGAATTGTCTTACACCCTCCTTATTTACCACGAACTCCCCTCCTTCAAGTAATGCTGGAACTCCACCATTTGCTCCCTCGTGGCTTTCACCCATAATAAGACCACCTCGTCTACCCACAAACGCTTTGGATTGCGTGAATTGGATTTGGTCTCTGATGATAGCTGCTTGAGCAATCGTCAATCCACCAACAACACCTGCGTATATTATTGGAATTGGTGGTGGTGCCTTTAGAGCCAATGCGTTCAA